ATCCATGAACGAATAGTACCATTCATATACATCCTACTCATTGTGTTACCTTCTGGTAATACTACCCTTGCTTGTTCTTTAGCTATACCATTATTTATGGCGAAATCATAAGCCTCCAAAGCTGCCCTAATTACATTCTCTTGTTTAATTCTCCACATACCTGATAGTGTTTCATCAGTATTTTCTACTGAGTTCTGTCTATTAGTCTTATCCTGTAAACGTGCTTCACGTAACATGAATGCTAAATCATTAGTTGGATCTGCATATCTTTGAGAGAACTCTTGGAATGAAAATGATCTATGCCTTAAGATTTGTCTGGCAATATCTCGTGTAGTGTTAATTTCAATACAAGCACTTGCCATTTCAAGCGGTGACCAATGTTGATGTTTAACTAAATACCCAATAAGTTTAGTTGCCGTTTCAGTGTTATATTGATTTGCTGGATTACTTACCCTAGCACAATATGCTACTAGATCCATTACATCTTCTAAACCCTCCTTTTTAAATTCCCTAGAGGGTTGAGAATAACTAACTAACCTAGCGCTAGTAATTGTTCTTGAGTGGTCTATCTTAGGATTCTTTTCATATCCTTCTACTGTTTTACTTCCCATTATATTTTAAATCCTTCAAAGTTGTTAGTAGTACTAGTATTTTCACCAGTACCTAAATTTAATGATTGAGCTGAATCCTCAACATCATATAGCCTCATCTTAGGTCTATCAATACCTACAACAAATTTCTTTGTCTTACCTGTAGGATCATTATATCTATTTTTTAATTGCTTCACCATCATTTGATTTAAATTCTCTAACTCTTCAGTAGAGATTAAAGCAAACATTAGATCTGCTGTGGCAGGTAAACCAAATGACTCACTTGTATCTTCAAGTCCTACATCTGAATTACCATAACCACTTCTTGTGGTCTGTGTTGCTGATAGAATTGGTACATTATTCTCAATAGCTAAGCCTCTTAACTCTTCAGCAATTGCCTTAACATATTGATATGATCCACCAGCTCCATCAGCTTTCATTCTACTTGATGAGCAAATGTTTAAATAATCTATACAGATTAAATCTGGTCTAAATTCTTTCTTTAACTTAAGCTCATTGAGTAATGCCCTAAAATGACTTGCATTAGCAGCACCGGTAGGATATTCTTTAATGATTAACTTACCAATACCACCATCTGTTATCTTATGTAATTTCTTATCGAACATATCTTTACTTAAACTTTCAAGTTGATCAATAGGAACATTCATTAGATTAGCATCAATTCTTTCTGCAACTCTTTCCTCACTCATCTCCATAGATATGTATAAAACATTTTTCATTTGAGTAAGAGCACCGGCAGCGACATGACACATAAAGAGAGATTTACCTACACCCGTACCAGCCAAAGCAATATTCAAACTCTTATTGACAAGACCTCCTTTGGTGATTTTATTAAACATTTCCAAATCGAATGGTAAATGTTCTTCCTCTCTATGGTAGAATTCATATCTATCATCTGAGTTATCAATATAATCATGGCCAATATTAGTATCAAATGATACAGATAATGCCTTAGATAATAACTCAGGTAAAGCATTCTTTTGAAGTGTATCATGTTTACCATCAATGATATTGATAGATTCCATAATAGCTAAATAAATAGATCTATCCTGGCACCATCTTTCTGTTTGATGTACCAACCAATCCTTATTAGTATCCTCCAAAGGTTTATCTAAAACTCCCAGAATAGAAAATACTTCGGCCACTTCATCTTGCCTAATATCTTTATTCTTTTGAAGTTCAATATTTAATGCTTCTATATTTGGTAACTTCTCATAAGTATTAACAAAGGATATAATCTCATTGAAAATAATTTTATGAGGTGAATCAAAATATTTTGGCTTAAGATGAGGTATAGTAGTTCTAGTATAATCCTCATCTTGTATCAAATGTTTAAGTATTAATGTTTCTAAATTCATTCAGAGATGTCACCTTTAATCATTGCTGCGTGGCCAATTTCATACTTATTCTTTAAGAAGTCTTTAAATGCTTGATTATTAAGAATAGGTTCCCAGAACTCACCATTAAGAGCTTTAGCCCTAAGCTTATCTTCAGATACTTCACCTGTACTCACATCTACCTTTGAATACCAACCCATAGTAGGTTTGACAACAAACCCACCTTCAAGTGCAGCATCTAATAAACCAGTGTATCTATTAATACCACCTTCCCAAGTAACTGAAATAGGAATCTTACTTTTTTCTTTAACAAATCTACTCTTTTCAATATTAACAATGAAGTTATAACCTTTAATGTCCTTACCTTCTTTCTCTTGTTGTCTACCAATGATCCAAATGTTATCAGCCGAGTAGTAAATTCCTGTGCCACCAGAAACAATAGCTCTAGAGAACATCTCCATTGTTTGATATGTATGGTTAACTGCAAGCATTGGAATATCTCTCATTGAAAGATATGGCGTGCACATTCTGAATAGACCTTTAAGGGCTTTAGCACGAGACATATCAGCAACACTCTTCTCATTTTTAGCATCTTCTAATTCTTTTTTGGATGCAAGATTACCAATAGAGTCAATAACAATAATAACTTTATCTTCCTTTTCAATTGCTTCTAACTGGTTAACCACATCAAACTTTAGCTCTTCAACATCAGTAATTGGTGTATGTAATACTCTACTAGTATCAATGCCAAAACTTTCAAAGTAACTTTGTGGGGAACCAAATTCTGAATCATAGAATAACATAATAGCATCTTCATGCTTCTTAAGATATGCCGCGGCCATTAATAATCCAAATGAAGTCTTAAAATGCTTCGATGGTCCTGCCAGTACAGTTAAGCCTGAGGTTAAACCGCCATCAGGATCACCAGACAATGCTACATTAATCATAGGGACTTCCGTAGGTACCATATCCTGATTAGTAAATAGTTTAGACTTATTTAGAATTGCCGATTCTTTAATTCTACTATTCTTTTTGAGTTTATCCATTATTCCCATATTATTTGTTCTCCTTTACAAACATGCCTTCAGGAGTTAAATATCCTTTCCGGTCTTTAATTTCTTCATATGCTTGATTAATACAATCATCCATGCTTACGCCATAGGTTAAACAAACCCCACGTAGTGTTACATAGATATCACCAATTGCATCCATAACTTCATATTTATCATTCTTATTTAATGCATCAAATAACTCTGTTAACTCTTCAAGAGTTTTAATTGCTTGACTAAGAGGTTTGCCGTTTTCAGTAATGCCTCTATCTTCAAACCACCTATCGATATGTATGTCTTTATTACTCATTTTTTATTTCCTATTTAATTCAACATAGTATATATTATAACATACTTTGGTGCAAAAGTAAACCCTAATAGTGAACTTTTTGTTCTTTTTCTCTATCATCTAATTCATACAGAGATCTATATTTATTATTGGCTTTGATTGTTTCAGCCAATAATGTAAATTTATCATTTGAAAAATCTAATAAAGCAGTTGTATCTTTAGGGAAACAAGCTCCACCATAGCCTCTACGACCATCCGGGCCAGGTACTTGCATATGTGAATATGTAATCCTTGGATCAGCTCCAAGTGCTTGAGTAATATTATTAAAGCTTACATTATGGGTTTTACACATATCATAGAATTGATTAAAGAATAATACTTTAGTAGCCAAGAAAGAATTCATACCATACTTAACAAAGCTTGCCTCCTTAGGTGTCATATGGAATTTAGGGGCAGGTTTGCATATAGAATTATTTAGGTAATATTTTTCAAGTTGTTTTGTATCTTCAATATCACCACCAAATACATGATGAGTTGCATATTCAAAATCATGTTTAGCATTAGCCTCAGTTAAAAACTCAGGATTATATACAAAATTATCATGAGATTTATATAGCTCATCTACAATCTCAGGTGTAACTGTTGATTTAAGAACAGTAATAGTTTTGTATTTACCTTTAATTTCGCCCATAACCTTCTTAACGATTGATGCATCGATTGACCCATCAATACACATAGGTGTAGGCACACAAATGAAAGTCACTTCAGGCTCAGCGTCTATGACGTCCTGAGTATTAGTATTCATAAGTGGGTCCGAAATAATAATTTCATTATCATCCGTAGTAAACCCATAACCTGCTGCCTTACCAACAAATCCATATCCAATTATTCCAACTTTTATTTTATTCATATAACATATCCTTATCTTCTTCGTTTAAATTATTTAGTTGCATTTTATTCTCCTATAAACTATTGTGCATAACATATTCTATGGCCCTTGCTGCTTCTTTATCTAATGGTCTATTTTTATACCAATTACCTGTATCCATGTCTAGACCTTTACATAAATTCACAACTTCATTTATTGAAATTGGGTAATTTCTTTTTGTTGCTGAATAAGCAATTGAGATCATAATCTGGTACATCTTATGATACCAACCAGTACCAGAAATTGTGTTATAATCCTTAATCATTTTCTTAGAAACAAATGGACAATCCTTATAGTTATTCCATGATATAGTAGTATTAGTTAATCTTGATTTCCTCTCACTTATTATAGCATTTCTAATTGCTTCTGGTAAGTTATCAAATAAACCTTTTGGCT